TGCTGCCAGTGCTGACTTCCTTGGATTCATTAAGATTATGAGAGAGTTGCCAGACCCTATCAAGTCTTTAGCTGATCCACTGAATGCTACTATCCCCGAGAAGCCTCAGATCCTGTATGCTTTCTGCTCTGCTGTAGCTGCCTACGTTACTGAAGGTTCAGCTAAGAACTTCACCACCTTAATAGACCGTATAGAGAAGAAAGAATTCTCCGCTATGGCTGTCCGTACTGCTATCAAGCGTAAGCCTGAGTTGGTACGCGCTAAAGCTATTAGTGAATGGCTGTTAACTACAGGTAAAGACCTACTACTATAGGGAAACCCTATGGATACTCTAGAAAACCTAATGGAGGTGTCGAAACATTCGATGCCTTCAGAAAGTTCTATCCGCAATACCATTAAACTGCACAATCTATGGAATGAGAGAAGGGGCTATTACAGTAAGCATAACGCCAACTCAAGTAATAAATTATCCCCTGATAAATTCATAAATAAGTTTGAAGAGATATTAATTCTACACAGATTAGGTGTAAATATTACTGATATCATAGATCAACTTAAACTAAAGGAGGATTAATAAAATGTCCTATATGAAAGATCTGTTAACCGACAATGAAGAAGATCACTATGCAGACTTTATGTCAAGTATGGCAATACGTAAGCAAGTGCAAGATCATATAGCTAGATTGCCTGAGGATATGAAGCAGACTGTTAGAGATAAGCGTGATGTACTCTATAAAATGGGAGTGCCTTGGAGAGGTATTAGACTGGCTATCCTAGGAGATGCTTATGGAAGCAAGAATTAGCATAACTTTAACCCCTAGAGGTACTGTAGCTAAGAGCAAGGTAAAACGTATGCTGATCAAAGCTGTTCAGTCTAAGATGCGTTTAACTAAGCAATATGAGGATGGTCGATCTAGTTTCTGGTGGATGTCTATAATTAGACCCTGCCCTACAGGTACTAACTTCGAACACCACTACATTACCAAATGGAATGCACGTAATGATCACAACGCTATTATGAGTGGTGATGAAGATGAGTTACGTATTCAATTTACTACACCCGGTGATGCTGTTGCTCTGTTATTATATGCAGAGCAAGTAGCCTTCACTGTAACAGGTACATTGTTAGATGTATGGGGTACGCCTTATACATGGTGTAGTAATGATGGATGGTTATTACTTAAGGAGAACGATGATGGAAGCAAAACTAAAGGTAAGCCGAGCGCTTACGAAGCTAGCGTGTGAAGATCCTTTCTTCGGGTCATGTGCCCTTAGATTGGATGTAAGGCCTGAACCACGTATACCTACCGCTTGTACAGATGGTAAGTCTATACTCTGGTCACCTGACTTCATAGATAGTTGCTCCGAAGCGGAGACAGTAGGCCTCGTATGCCATGAGATACTGCATGTATTGTTTATGCATTGCACACCTCTTGGTGATAGGAACAAAACATTAGCTAATATAGCTATGGACTTTGTTATCAACGAGGTAGTACAGAATGAGTGCAACTACCAACTACCTAAAGAAGGGATAGTACCAGAGAAACGGTTCAAGAATATGACTTGGCAACAGGTCTATGCTATCATTGAGCAAGAGGAGAAGTACCGGGATATGGCTGCTGATCCTACTATTGGTGATCTATTTGACCACATCGATGAGAACGGTGATCTATCAGATGCTGAGAAGGCAGACTTAAAAGCAGACATTGAACAAATGGCTACTCAAGCTGCTGAAGAGGCTGCTAAGAAGCAAGGTACAATCCCCGGTCAACTACAGGAGCTTGTAGATAAGATACGAGCGCCCAAGGTAGATTGGAAGGAGGTCTTGGAAAATACCTTGCGCGGTAATAACCCTGATGATCAAACATGGGCTAGACCTAACCGTAAAATGTTAAGTGCTTATGACATATACATGCCTTCACCACAATATCATGGTATGGGCAATATAGTTGTAGGTCTTGATACATCTGGTTCAGTATCAAGTAGAGAGTTAGAGGCCTTCTTATCTGAGCTAAACAGTATTAGTGAGTCCACTGCCTTTGAGACTATTACTATCCTGTATAATGACTCAGGTGTTAGTAGTGCTAAGACATTCGTACCCGGTGATAATATCACTGAGTTGCATGTCACTGGTAGGGGTGGTACTTGCTTCAAGCCTGTATTCGAGTATGTAGAGAAGGAAGATCTAGAGATAGATCAGATGATTTACTTCTCTGATATGGAGGTAAGTTCTTATAATTTCCCAGATCAGGCACCATACTACCCCGTTCTATGGTGCTCAACGGGTGCTCAACAGGCACCCTTCGGTAAAGTACTTGACTTAAGAGGAATTTAACATGAGAAGCGAAAAGAGTAGACTTGATAAGAAAGATATAGATGATGCCATTGTTAGGATGGTCGGATATCGTGAAGATATTGATGCCACAATGCGCCTCTATCAAATAAAACCATTCGATATAGCACAGGTAGACCCTAGTGAGTATCGCTGGAATAGTTACAATGGAGAAATTAAATCAAGTGATCCCATACCTATCCCTGAGTCCTTGCTAAGACGTGCTTATGCTCTGATCATGTCTAGATTGGCTGATTTAAAGGATGCTAGGAGAATTGTAAGATTAATGCCTGATGGTACTGAGAAGGCTGGAGGTTTGAGTAAGTTAAAGGAGTCAGCCACCAAAGTTGCTGGTATCTTGACGCAGCATGATAACCCTAAGGTACATCTGAGTGGAGGCTTACATGATTTAGAGGTAAGCTCTTCAGGTAATCTTATGCGTTATGATCACTATAGCATAAAGATATCACCCTCATGGATGCGTAAGGTAGCTCGTAAGAACCTTAGTATTCAGGATATCGCAGGAAGAGAAGCTATGGTGCTTGATGCAGAGCAGCTACCCGACACGCCAGAAGGTTATGAGGCTTATGCAACCAAGGTAGTTACTGTACGCAGGCCTATCGCTAGGACGAATCAGGTGGAAGTAGCTGCGAAGTGGGAAGAAGAGAATATACCGGGGCAAGGAACCCTAGTTCGTCACTATGACTTTAAGCACCCTGCTTTCTTAATTTACGAAAATCGGTATGTTGTCCGTACTATGACCACTGATGGTTGGAAGTCATGTACAGGTACGACCGTCAACTGGGCTGCTTCGACCTTGAAACGTCGGATGAAAACTATCATGCTAAGGAAAATGAGCGTGTAACCATAGCCCCCTTAAAGAGAAGGGTTTAATTGGAGTAAATTATTATGAAAGATGATTATATAGACAAGTTTGATCCTACATTCCCTGACGATCATGCAGCGAGTCTTAGAGAAACTGCTATTAATCCGAGTCACTATAAAGAGATAGTGCCGGGCTTTGAGTACTTCGATATCATGGACCATGTATTGAAAGGATGGAATGGATCTCAAGCAGCTGCTTTGGCTAATGCTTATAAGTATCTGCTTAGGTTAGGTAAAAAGGATGAGGTATTACAGGACTTAGGTAAGTCATTGTGGTATCTAGAACGTCTTAAGAAGGATCTTGAGAACAATGGTAAAAGGTGATTCTACCTAGAGAATTCTCTCTAAAAGAATAGATCGTAGTAAAATTAATCAATAAGGAATATCATTATGAACGCAAAAGCAAAGAAAGCCACCCAAGTAGCAGTAGTACGTGATGTAGAGTTTCACTATCCACATCTAGCAACTGCCCATGCCCCATTCGGGTCTGATATTTGGGATGTGCAGTTACGTACTAATGATCAAGATACTGCTAAACGGTTGACTGATCTAGGTGTAGGTATTAAGAAACATGACAAGGAGGGTTACTTCTTCGGTAATGTTAAACGTCCAACAACCAACAAGGCTGGTGATGTTAACAAAGCTCCTGAAGTACTAGATGCTGCTAAGTCTAAGACAGCTATCGATCCCCGTACTATCGGTCATGGCTCTAAAGGGCATGTTAAAGTGTTCTCTTACGAGTATGACTTTAACGGTAAGCAAGGGACTGGTGTACAGCTATTGGCCATTCAAATCACTGATCTAGTGAAGTATGAGCCAAAGTCTGGTGGTGATGACTTCGGTGTTGAAGGTGATGCAGTAGAAGCTGAAGAGTTTTAACCTATGGGGGTCAGAGATGGCCCCTAATTTTAATGAGAGGAATTAATTATGTCAAGTAAAACTAAAGGAACACAACAACCTTGGGAATGTGAGCATTGCGGTAAAGTAGGTAAAAACCGTGCTAACTATCGCAGAGACCATGGCAATCGATGCCCTGTTTATCTTACTAAAAAAACTAAGATTGATCGTATCACTGGAGTTGCAGCGGGTGTAGTCGCCATTGTTATCTTGCAGGAGTTGTCTAAATGGGTGATGTAGAATTACTATCAACTAAGGTAATTGATCTAGTAAAGCTATACACCCGAGGACATTATGCTGCTAAGGATGTCGTAGATATGCTAGAGCAAGTACTTATCGAAGACGGGTACATCACCCCGGAGGAGCCTAGTTTAAATGGCTCTGAAGAAGGTCAAGATATATAGGAGTTAATATGAAGAATATAATTGTAGACATTGAAACCGATGGGTTATTAACGGAATTAACCTCGATTTGGTGTATAGCAATCAAAGAAGTAGGCGGTGGTACATTATCATTCTCGGACTATGACGATAGTCTACCTGATAATGCTGCCGCTATACCTTACATGGAAGCTGCTGATCGTATTATAGGTCACAACTTCATAAGGTTTGATGGGCCTGCCATTGCCAAGGTACTAGGTTATGATGTACCTCATGAGAAAGTCTATGACACGTTGATTATGTCTAGGCTGAATCAGTTCAATAGAATAGGTAAACATAGCATGAAGTCTTGGGGTGAGAACCTTAGTTTCCCCAAGGGTGCGTATGAAGACTGGTCTAAGTATACACCCGAAATGATGGCGTATTGTATTCAAGATGTAACGGTTAACGAAGCTATCTATGAAAGAGTAGTAAGGGAGGCTGCTATCATACTGGAGAGAACTGCTGGTAAGTACCAACAGGCTATTGATATTGAACATAGGATGTCACATTACACATCCATGCAATGTATTAATGGTTGGCAGTTCGATCAAGAAGGTAAGATTGCTCTAATGGATTTAATTCAGGAAGAGCTAACCACTATTGAAGAGACCGTAGAACCCCTACTTGGTTCAATCACAATAATGATTGATAAAGAACCCAAGACACCTAAATATAAGAAAAACGGGGAATACACTTCAGTATCTGCTAGGGTCTTGGGGGAATTTCTGGGAGTCTATGTAGATCCTTCAGATGCCCTCAAAGTACCCCCGCCAATGGAGGCTGGTACTCAATTCCAACGTAGTGTACTAACACCTGCACGTATAGGTAATCAGGATCACTTGAAAGACTACCTAGAACGTAATGGTGTTGTATGGGATGATTGGAACTTTAAAAGAGTCGATGGCTCATTTGTAAAGACCTCACCTAAACTAACCACCACTGCTCTAACTCGAATAGGGCCAATTGGTGTTATGATAGATAGATTCTTTACACTAAGGGCAAGACAGGCTGTTCTTAAAGGTTGGGAGAAAATGTATTGGGATGGACGACTACATGGTGATGTAATTGATATAGGTGCTGCAACAGGTAGGCAAACCCATATTGGTATAGCTAATATACCTTCACCTAAAGCCGCTTATGGTTCACAAATCCGTAAGCTATTCCAAGTACCTGAGGGTAAGACTATTATATCAGCAGACGGTGCAGCTTATCAAGCTCGTATCATGGCTCATTTCTCTAAGGATAAAGAGTTTATCAATGAAATAATGAGTGGTGATATACACCAGAAAAATGCTGATGCTATAGGTTGTACTCGTAACCAAGCTAAACCTTTCTTCTTTGCATGGGCCTTTGGTGCTGGTGGACGTAAGTTAGCCAGAATACTAGAGATACCTGAGGCAGCGGGTAATAAAGCTAAGAATAAGTTTCTTAACCGTTGGCCTGCCCTACGTGAGTTAACTCAGAAATCACAAGTTGCTGCACAGAGAGGATATTTAATGGGTGTTGATGGTCGAAAGATTATCGTAGAAGAGAGTTATAAGGCCTTCTGTTATCTTATTCAGGGTACAGAGG